CTATTTTTTGTATATGTTTTATCAACATATGTTGTTGGGAACGGTTTATGATCATAATCGGTTGGACGTAAAAATACTTCAAACGGACGTATTCTATAAACTAAGTCTGTTTCGTCACCTCGAATTTGATTTACTAACTCTACACTTTGAGGCTGTAATTTAAACTGATCTTCATCTAAAATAAATTCAACTTCTTCAAACCCTTGTGCCGCACCGTATTGACCTTGTTTAATTGCCCATTCTTCATAAAACTCTAAACTGTCTTTGTCTGCACTGCCAAGAACATCAAAAAGTTTAGTAAGAGCGTTCTTTGAACCTTTATCTTGGATCATTCCTTGATAGAATTTGTACTGACTAACATCATCATTAATAATGTTTGCCAAATAGTCACGGTTTTGATATCCAATTAGATGCTGTGCAAATTTTTGTTGTTCAACATCAAAATTATCTGTATCTAAGTCATAAAAATCAGCAAACTGATTAGTTTTATATTCAAAGTTTGGAATTAGACCCATTTCGGGTTTTTCAGACAACCTAACCCATTCTGAAGCTACAAATACTTCTGTTCCTGTTACTTTATTTTTTGCACTATAATAAAATTCTTTATACTTTACAAGGTCTCCAATTGCATAATCCTGCCATGGTTTCCATTCAGTTATTTTGGCGTTATCAAAAACAAACCCAGGAATATTTAAACTTCCGTCCCAATTATCTGTTCTATATCCTAAAACTTTAAGTCTTTGTTGTCTATAACCAGGTTCTTGATCGTAAATAATATCGCCAAATACTGTTTTATTATCTATAATCAAAGCATGTTCTTTTTGTACTAACGACAAGCGAACAGAATAAATTCCGTCTTCTGTTGCTTTAGGTTTAATAATAAATTCTTTTGGATTTTCTCTTGTTAACGTAACATTTTCTGGTTGTAACTTTTTGCCGTCAGCTTTTAATAAACTATATCCATAAAATGTATCGTAAATATCATCAACTACAGAATATTCACTAATAAATTTAATTTGAAATGCTCCCGGACTTAATGTAATTACACTACCAGCATTCCAATTCTGTGTAGTCCAAAACATAAATTCTTTTGCACTTGTTTGCCAATTAGAAACAAATTCGTCTTTTGCTGAATAAAAATCAAATACAAAACCTTGTTTTTCTAACCAATAACCGTATCCTAATAAAAAGTCAACTAAATCTTGTATATTTTTAAACACAGTACCGTATGGCAATCTTTCTGAGTTGTTTTTAAATGCTTTTCTAAAATACGCTTCGCGGCCGCCTTGTACTGGTAATTCAGGAATTTTTACAAATTTAGTTTCGTCAAATTCTTGACCGCTGTCGTGTGTTTCTACAACTCTATAAAAACTATTTTGATGCTGTACTATTGCACCTGCAACATAAGTTTTTCTACTATCCCATTCAACAAAACTTGCATTTATTCCTCCAACATTAATAAGAGGATCATTTTGTAAGGGTATTGCAGGATTATATGTAAAATACGGCGCTACTTGATCGTAGCCTCTTACAATAAAACCAAAACTTTGTTTTTCTATAATTACACCGCTATATGTAATACTTTTTACAGGTGAACTTTTGTTTAAGAAAATATTATAGTTTTCTTCTGGTACAAAAACATTACCTTTATTTAAAGGTGTTCTTGAATCTAATATTAGTTTAAATTTATCTTTGGTAGTAAAACCACCAATTTTAAATCCAAGTTGGTTATTAATTGTTGATAAACGATTTTTATAATTATTAAAAGTAGTAGTAACACTACTTGCCAAATAATCGTAAACATAATTAATTAAACCAGATGTAAATACTCTGTTAGTTTCATTAACGTCATTTGGAAAAACAAGTTTCTGTAAAGTAATATGTTCATTAGGACCAAGATAATTTCTTTGACCTAATAAATTTTTTGTCTGTCTAACTCTATCAAATATTGACGCAAATGTTCTTGCTGGCTGGTTTAAAACCAAAGCAGTAATTAATGAAAATGGGTATTCAGAACCTTTCCTCCAAGCTGTTTCAATTGGACTATGATCTCCAAAAACAAAATTACGATTTAACTCAGTTGTGTTATAACTTTTAACAAAACTACTATAAACTGGACTTAGTAGATTTCCGTCTTCGTCTACTGGTATATTATTTGTTATATTATTCCTTGCAAATTTAGGAACACTTACCCCTGGAGTATCTGGAAAACGCACAATGCCTTTTTCAATATCTTCCCACATTAATAGGTTATTGCTTGTGTAAGGTGCAGACCCATATTGGTCTTCCCACCAATCTGGTTTAATACTAAACCCTTGCATTTCCCAAGGATGTGTATGAGGACGGTCTGTATCAAAAGCGTATTTGTAAACTGCTCTCCACCAACCGTTTAACGGTCTATCTTGCGGATCAAACACTCCTGTATAATTAAATGTAAACGAGTTTTCTCTTTCAAAAAATGTATTGTTTGTATAATCTTCGTCAACTAATTGAATCCATTGAATAAAATCACTAATCATTGAATCGTTAATTTGTGATTGTTCTATTCCTGTATTTCTACTATGTCCTGGTATGTAATCATAGATGTCAAACATATCAGGGTCATAGTCAACTTTAATATTATTATAAATTCTTTTTTCAAGTTCTAATATTAAGTCATCTCTAAAATCATCATATGCAACAGTAATACTTCCATCATGTCCTTGTATTACTTCTTGAGGTTCTAAGTATGTGTTATCAATATATTTTTTAGGCTCATACTTTGGATAAATTCCTAATTTTGTAGGAGTCGGTGGAACATAACTTCCGTTAGTTGATTCGTATTCGTAAATATCAATAATATCGCCTGGCGATTTATTTGCTGTGATAATTACAAACCCTTGATCATTAAATGTATAATCTTTGTTTAATATTAATTGAATTCCGTTAAGATACACTTGTACTGCATCTGAACTTGGTTGTGAAAAATTATAAATTTTGTTTAATGCAAAGAAGTTATTTTCTTCATCTAAAACTTCTGTTGTTGATCTTACAGATCCTGTAAAAGGAACCATATCACTAAAATAAAACGGCATTGTTTTTATTTTATCTTTTGTTAATTCGTTTAAAATTAAATCAACATGATCTTTAACAGGGCCGCTAAATCCAAGATCATTTGCTTTTTGTAAAAAGGATCTTTTAAATTTTCCGTATTCTCTACGTGCAAATTTTAATGATTTAACTATATTAGCTTCTTTATCAACTATATGATATAAAGGTAAATTTATTGGACACGAATGTTTTACAATTCTTTTACCATATTGAGACACTTCGCCTAAATCTCTTAGGTTACTAAATCCAGGATACACTCCTGAAAACGTAGTCAATTCTTCTATAATAGTACCAACATGGTCGTTAACTTCACCTAATGTAAATTCTGTAATATCTTGGTTTAACGGATTTCGTTCTAAATTACTTGCAATTTCATATTTGCCGTATTGTGTTTTTTCCGCAGACGATCTTGTTTTAAGAATAATTACATCACCTTCAGATAATTCATAGTTAAATGTAATTGTTAAATTATTATTATTGTCTGATCCTATAGTAAAATCTGTATTTTCAAATTTTAAATTATTGTTAACAAAAACTCTTAACCATAAGTCATCTAACAAAGCACTATTTTCATAAACATCAAGTGTAAAAAATGTTCTTGTGTTATCATTAATATATTGTCTAATGACGGGCTGATTACTTAATAAACTTGCCTTAGTCCAACCACTTAATGTTTTCCAAGTATTTCTTTTAGGATATTGTCTAATATATCCAACTGACAAAGGTTTAGTTATTACATCTTCACCAATATAAGCACAATTAATAACATCATCAAGTAAGTTAAATTTAAAAACTATATCGCCTACATTTTCTATTGATCTGTATTCTAACGGAAATCCTAACTCTGTATCATTTGCTCCATACCCTTGTGCATAAGAAAATATTTTTGTTCCAGCAAATGTTGTAGAATCAAATACTTCTGTATCTGAATAACTATTTCCGTTTTCGTCAAACACGTCAAAAAGAGGTGCTTGGTTAATCTCAGTTTTTTGTTGTGCTAATTTCCAAACACTTCCATCGAACCATAACATTCTACCTCTATTAACAGTACCTTGATTACATAATAATACTTCGTTAAGTAATGGGTCTGTGTCTTCAGTTTCTTGTAATGTAATTTGTCTCTTGTTTTGGAAAGTTATAAATTTAACTTCAAATATTTTTCCGTAAACTCGTGGATCTGGATCTGCTGTAAACAGAATTCTCATTCCGTTAGTAACATCAACATCGTCAATATTATAACCTACAGAGCCTTCAATAGTACTAAAAACATCTTTAGTAAAAGAGTCAACTAAGTCTATTGTTAGTTTTCTTTTAGTTCCGAAATTATATAATTTTAAATTAGCGTTAAACTCAATAATAGGTCGTGTTGCACGTTGACTTTGATCAATGTTAGATACTTGTTTGTTTGCTTCTGCTGATTTTTCAATAACATCTTTGTGAAACCATCTATTATATTTAGACCATAAGTTTCCGTCTCGACTTCCTCTGTTTATAGTAAGGTAATCTTTGTTTAATGGATATCCAACTGCTTCGGAAAACGGTAAAACTCCAAAGCCGTTTTCGTCATTATCAAATCCTATTTCTATATCATCAGTATATGCACTCGGTGTACTTAAATCAACTTCTGATATTAAATCAATTTCAGAACCTACTCCTTCTACATACCATGCACCTTCTGCATACTTTTCAGGTGTTACATTTCCTACAAATTCTACTTTCATACCATTTGACAACGATACTCCAGTTCCTGTAGTATAAGTTTTTAATTTTAAAATTTCTTGTTCAACATTAATAGACGATGCTTCTACTAAGTCTAATACATTAATTGTTCCACTGGCAAATACATCATTATCTGACATATAGTAAATTAAATTAGGCGTACTTGCATCTAAAGTTAATTCAATAACTCCATTATCAATACTTTGTGCAGAAACATTAGTAGTTAAATTAAATGTAGTGTCTAAATCCCAAAATTCTATGTCAAGCTCATTACCTGCATTGTGATTATCAGTACACAAATATATTGAGCCTTCATATTGTACTTTGTCTCCTCTAAAATAACTTATGTTTGGTCTAAATATTGGTGCTGTTTCTTTTCTTGTTCTAAAAGATAGCGGATTTCCTGATGCATCAATTTCAAATCTATAAGTAACACCTCTATATAACGTTAATGTTGGATTTTGAGTTTGACCGTCTGGATTGAATACATATCCATAATGTTCACCGTTGTTAACACTGGTTACTTGATATGTTTTAGTTACCTCGTCAGTTTCTCCAGCAATTTGTATAGTTTGCGGACCATTAGGTAGCCAATAATATTCTCGAAAATTTACAAATTTATCCCAATCAATATGTGGATTCCATGCATAATATTCTTGTCTATTTAAAACACTATGATCATCAATTGCAGATCCTAACGAATTTAATTGATTAATATAATCGTTATAATCTGCATAAAAATCTATATTATTAAGATCGTCTTTAACAAGTGATACTGGCTCAAGTTGATAATCTTCTCTTGATTTAGAAACATCACCTATATAAAAGTCGCCTTTTTGGTATCCTTTAGCATTTTTTTGACCATAATATCCGTTTAGTTTTTCAGCAACACCGGGCTGAATTAATTGATCAACTGTAGCCGATAAAAACTTATTGTTTACATTTGTTCTAAAATATCGAGGTAAGTGATCAGCACTTTTTCTACGAGGAGTAGTGTTTCCTGCTGGTAAATTTTGCGGTTTTTGATCATCATTATAAGCCATTAGTAACTAAGACCTCCACTGTTGTCTGTACTAATAATAGATGTACTACTCTGTATTCCAGTAGTAGAATTTTCTATTCCTGTAGTTAAGGCACCTGATGCCTTTAATCTTCCTGCTGTAATAGCATCAATCATTTCAATATCCTGCACTGTTGCACCGCTGATAAAAATTTCATCTGATTCAGATTTAATTTCTTGTAAAGAACCATATGTTTGATCTTCTTGTACCGGAACAATTACAAAAGTAACAACTTTTGGCGCCAGTTGATTCATTACATATGTTGATAATTCGCTAAAGTAGAATCTTTCTCCAAAGTCCCAATTATCTAATGCAAAGAATTTATTAATTGCACTGATAACTTCTGATTTAATTTCGTTATCGTTTAACACTAAGTCTGGGTTTTTAACAACTTTAAATGTAGCTTGCAAATCTGTAGACGCCTTATTTCCAAATAGTACTTTGTACTTAACTGGATGATAGATAACTTCGTCACTAAGTGATTTAATTTTATTAAGATCTGATGCATAGGTCAAATATAAAGTGTCACTACTTGGAGGAAGTGGTTTTTCTGCTATAGCATCATCAATCCATTTACGGAATTCTGTATCATAACCTCTGGTTAAAAGATATGTATCTATTATATTACTTGCACTTGGGTCAATTCTACTATTTTGATCTGCGGCATGTATATATTGAAATTTTAATCCGTCTCTGCCAATGTTTGCTTTATAATCAGTTGTTATTGACAATGTGCTGGTAGTTCCGTTAAGTACTTCAAAAATATCTTCCTTAATATAATAAAATACCGTTTGATCATCATACGCACTTAATGCTCCGAGACTTTCTTTAGTTTCAAGTATTTTTAAATTAATACTGTTTTTGTCAATATAAACATAATCTTCTACGCCGTCGGTTGTTGTAATTTTCTTTTGTACTACAACTTTATCTATTGGATTTGTAGTTTCATCTACAATGTCATCAAAAATTTCTGGATTATCAACAACACCGTCGGAATCATCATCAAAGAAACTAACTTGAATTTTTTTACTATCTACATAGCCTTCTGCATCACGATATTCCTCAACAATTTCCCAAGTATAATCTAAGTTAAACGGTTCACTACTATCAGGCTTAGTGTTTATGTTTAAAACATTAATTTTATCTTTTACAATTTTTCCAGTTTTGTTATTAAAAATTTTGTCGCTTGAATCATAATAAAAACGTATATCTTTATCACTTTCAAAAACATATCTCATAGCTCTATGAGTTATTGTATATTTTTCGCCGTCTGTGTTAAACTTTAATAGCCAACTGGCGTCTAATTGCTGGTTTGTTGTATCTCCAGTTTTACCTGTACTAAAATTACCGCTTGCGTCTAAGTTATTTTCTGTTATAACTCTCCACTCTCCGTCGTTTCTTGAATATCTTAAGCCAAAGGTTTTATATGCAAAAATTTGATTTGTTACTTGAGATTGTACATCATCTGTAAGTGTTGAAGGTAATGCTGTTCGTATTTCAACTAATTTTGAATTAGCTGGAATTTCATCATTAAATAGAATTGGTCCAGTGCCGTCTAATTGCTGTTCTGTTCCATCTCCAATAACGCTAACAACTTTAACCCATTTATAATTTGTGCCGCCTCTATAATCTGGTTCTCCTGGTTCTTCTTTACCATTAAGAAAATGATAACCGTCACGTGGAACAAATTTAAGTAACGAATTTGCTTTTACAAATTTCATATTAGAACCTGTAAATGTGCCTACTTTAACTAATACTCCTGCGGCGTTTTCTAAACGTCCTGTAAAATAATTAGTATCGCTACTTAATGGAACCCATGTTGCTCCTAAATCTTCAATTAAAATTTTTGGAAATTGATCATAGTAATAATTTCTTATATTAATACTTGATAAAATAGGTTGTACTGTGTTTACTATTTGTCCTTCAATATCTGTTAAATTATCAAATGTAAAACTGTTTTTTATTGATAGGTAATCTTTATATACTGCACCGTCTGTGCCAAATAGATTAGTTGTAGAATATTTTCCGGTTGCATCAACAAGATCAAAAAATCTACTAATTCCACTGGAAGTTCTATTTACACTTTTTGCTTTTACAATTTCTTGGCTTACAGTTAAAGGTCCTAATTGATAGTCTTCTCCCGTAACCATTCTATTTTGTGTATAATAAGTTGATGGTGCATTTCTTTTAATACTTGCATTAGACTCTGAAATTGACGAATTGTCAACTGTATATTTCAATGCAAATGTTAGTGTAACAGTTTCTGTTTTACCTGCTCTGGATATGTAAGGAATACGAACTGCAATTCCTTTTAAATTATCTGGAGTAATAATAAGTCTTTGATTTTTACTTGTACGATAAAATACTCGGAAATTTCCTTGCGGTAAATTTCCAAAAACACCGTCACTAAAAATTAAACTAATTCGGTCTTCAATTCGTGTAAGAACACTGTAAATATTTCTTATATTTTTATTAAGGCTATTATAGATAACATTATTGCCTTCAACTGTATCAACTTTAGACCATAACTCTTGTTCATTACCTAAACTATCTAACTTATAAAGCCAAACGTCTGTTTCATTAATATTTCTTGCATCAATAGCAACAACTTGACTTGTAGAAGGATTAGAAACATTAAATTGTCCTTGATCCATTTTACCTTGTCTAAAGTGTGCAAAAAATCCTGTATTAGAGCTTGCTACTCCTCGGCCATCTTCTCTATAAAGAAATGCAAAATTATTTCCTGGAAAAGGTGCTTCTTCTGCAATAGATCCGTCGTTAATATCTGTAGAAACAATTTCAAATGGTACTGATTTGCCGTCAACTGTTTTAGTAAAACTATAAGCAGGAACGTCAGTATTTGTACTATTCATTCTATATTGTTCTGTAGGAATACCATTTACAGTACCTTTTTTAATAGGTCTACCGTATGTTCCGTTAACTGGCAGCGAAGCATTTATAACTCTAATAAACTGTTCGTACCAATCTGGATTAGAAGGGTCGTTCCATTGAATGGTTTGGTTTTCTAAATTAATATTGTTAGAATCTGTTAATTCTTCTGTAGTACTTACTGCTTCAATTCTTAGTAAGCCGTTGGCTGCTCTATTACGTTTAGCATTGTAGGAAAGCAATCTTGCTAAACGTAGTACACTCTCACGGCGCTCTGCTAATTCTAAGTAGTTTTCACGGGCATTTAGGTCAATACGGAAAGCAATATTTTGACCTAAGAAAGCAATCATATCAATAAGTGCCAGATATTCTGAACTTTCAATATAATCGTTAAAATCTTCTGGGTAATTCTCACGTAAGTAAGAAATCATTGTGCGTCTTAGATTATCAAAATCATAAGACTTAAAATCTGCATTGCGAAATGACTGATAGATTCTTTTCCAATCTTCCGCTAATAATAATCTGTTTTGTCTATCTGTTGATGACATGTTGCTTTCCTCGTTATAGTGTATTTATTTTTTTAAATTATATACGCACTTAATTTCTAACTGCAAAGCCTGCATCTTCATCAAACTTCATTTTCATACTTTCAGAAATATTATATGGTTTATAAGTTAATGTACACTCTATTTGTATTCCGCTTTCATAACTATCTACTACTACTTCTTCAACAGATACTCGAGGATCGTAGTTAATTATTCGAGTAACGTTATTAGCTATTGCTTCTTTTAATTGATCTGTTAATGGCTCGAACAAAACGTCCCAAATAATTGTACCAAATCCCGGATCACTTAATTTTTCACCTTGTCTAATATGAAAATGATTAATAATATCTTGTTTTATTAAAGCAATATCATAAAGCACAAAATCAGAAGCATCAGGATCAACAGTACTAATTCCTCTATATGCTCTCTGCTCCGGAACTTCGTTTTGTGACTGATTACCCGGTACTACTATTTGCTTGTAAATATTTTTTTCTGTTGTGCTCATATTGTATTTAACCTACATTAAAATTCACTAAACTAAATTTTCCATCTTCTTCTGTTACACGCAATCTATCACCATTAGACATAGTAACTGTTTCGCCATTGCTATATTTTCCTGCTCCAACATCGGCTATTAATTGTCTATCTTCAGGTCCGCCAAATAAACTTTCAGCACTATTGGCTGGATTTATAGGTGTAGGTAACTGTCCTTTAGCAAGTGTTGTTCTTAAATTTAATAAATCTCCGGCCGCTGTTGATACATCTTGAATTATTTCGCCGCCAACATTTTTAATGTTTGTTAAAAAACTTGGTCCTGCTATTGCATCAATAGTTCCAACTATTGCTTGTCCAATTCCGTGTGTAATTTTTTCAGCAGTGCTTACTACTGCATTTACTAAATCACCTACAGAAGAAATACTTAAACTTTCTTGAACTGCTTCTGCCGCAGAAGCAACTTCTGCTGGCACTCCTGTAGTTGTTTCAGTTGCTTCAACTCCGTCTCCGTCAAGATCATCTGCGGCTGCATCAATTTCATCTTGTTCTTGATCTGGTGTTTGCTGATTAGGCTGTGAATCAGCAGGTCTTGTACTACTTTGACTAAATGTATCTGGAGTAGTTACTGTAGAATTATGTAAATTTTCGTGTCCTGCCCAAGGTTCGTGTTCTGGAACTCTCTGAGATGCTTGAGCTTCTGTTGCTTCTGGTCCGTTCATATCAATACGATCGGCTGTTTCATAATGATGTTTTGATCGTATATTTGTATTTTCAGCGGCTGTAAGATTTCCGTTTTTACCTGCTTTTAAGTTAATGTCTTCACCTGCTTCAATATTAATATTTTTATCAGCTTTAATGTTTATATCTGTTTCACTATGAACATTGACACTATCCTTTGCATAGATATCAATTTTTCCATTTGCTGTTAATTCTACCCAAGTTGTTCCTCTTGCATTTGCAATATAAATCAAATCTTCAGTATTATGCATTAATATTTGATGACCTGTTCTTGTTCGAATTCTAAAAAGTTCATTATGAGGTAGTGTAGGATCACCTCCAGTTTCGCCGGCTTCTACATTCTTATATACAGGTGCGCCATCCTTTGCTGGTACTGTTCTTAGTAAAGTTGTATCTCCGTCATCCATTACTAAACTTGTTCCACCTAAACGGTTTTGCGGCATTGGTGTTTGTGCAAAGTTTTCCCCATATTGCACCCTTGGTGCACCTGGACGGCGATCTGCTGGTCCAGGACTGCTTAGTCCAACAACATTGCTCGGTAGTTCTCTTCTCGAACTTGAACTTGTTGTTCCTCTAACTTCGTCGCTGTTAAGGCCTTGTGCTGTTAGAATATCTAATACATCTTTGTTTACAGGTTTTATAAATTTAGTACTGTTACGCCCTTGACCTGTTTCTACCTTTTTGTTATATTCTACAACAGGTAATTTTTTAGTACGATCAGTATCGTTGTATGTACTTGAAACATAACTATCTGGCGTCATTATATTAACATGTTCTTCGGGAATACATCCTATCCAAAATCCTTGTCCGCCTTCTGCAAATACTACAAGAACTTTTGAATTAATGTCTGGTGGTACTCCCCAGAAACCATAACTACGTTGACTATTTTGTGCTCCTTCGTTTGCAGTTGTACCATTAAGTGATGTAACACCCATAAAAGGACTTAAATATTTGACTACTAATAATTGTCCTGGGGCATTAGTAGAGTTACCAGAATTACTTTTTGTTAATAGTTCAACTTCTAAACTTCCCATAAATGTGCTATCTAAATGATTTCTTACAATAGCAATACAAGGTTGCGAAGGGAATTTTTCTTTAAACCCAGCACTGGATGTACGTTCTTGTTGATTAGTATTAACCTTATCTACCATATATTATAGTCCTTCTGCAAAATCATCAATTTCGCCCTGAGCATCTGTTGTAGTATTTGTAACATTTACAGGTGTTTCACTTAATGCACTACTTAACGAACCTTCTACATCAAGAGAAGGAATAGTGGGAATATTTTCTTTTAAGGCTGCGGCTAAGTTTCCAGTTACTTCGTTAATTCCTGCGTCAAGTGCTACTGCTCCATTAGCAAGAGCACCTCCTAAACCAGTTGATAATGTTGCCGCTGCCGCATCAATTTCACCTTGAATATCTTGAAGTGCACCATTAAACGCGGCTACCGGAGCTGAAGCCAAAGGCGAAATAATTGCATCAATACCTTTTTCAATTACTGCTTCAATTGCAATATCAAGAGGTACAACACCAGTGTCTTCAGGCTGGTTCCTTCTTCTAATTGTTTTTAATGTTTGTTTAAATTGATTACCACTCCAACTATTTGTAACCTGTGTTACTTGATATAATCCACTAAAAGCGCCGATCGCTTTTGTAGCGCCTGCTGGAAATTTCATTGACCCGTGATCTCTTATATCAATTGGAGTTCTAAAGTTTAATTCTATATCAACTTCACCATTTTGATAATTCATAGTGCCATCAGTGGTTAAATTAATTTTTCCTAAATCGTTGCCTGCACTATAATTTCCCATTCCGCTGTCTGCAATATAGTAAGGATCGCCCCAAATTTCTAATTCTACACTAACTAAATCTGTATTAGAATTTACAATTGAATCATTAAAAGATCTTGCAACTTGCGTTTCTGGATGATTTTGCGGTCCTGAACCTGATTCTCCTGTATTTGTACTTGGAACAGATTGTGCTCCAGAAACGCCAGCAGAAGAAGAATTAGATTCGTCGCCGTCTGCGGCTCCGTGTACAGGCGCATCCGGTGATGCAACAGTTCCGCCAGAACCTTGTGTTTTTTGTGACTGTGTTAACTGACCAAAATCGCCATTAAGAGCATTAAAGAATGCTGTATTAATATTGATATCAAAATTTATAATGTCGTCATTTTCGCCAGTATAGATGTAATCATATTTTTTTACAGCCTGATTTCGTAATCCTGCAAATCCTGCTGGAGACTGAGTTGGCGAAGTAAGTCTTGATGTTTGCACTTGAAACGGAACAACTTTATAAACATAAATTTTTGCTTGTGTTCCTGTTTGTGCAACATTGTCATTTCCCGGTATTGCAAAAACATCACTTTCTATTCTAAACCATTGTTTCATGCCATTAGAGTCAGGTGATTGTGTTGGAAATTGTCTTCCGTATTCTGAAATAAGTATTGCTTCTTCAATAATATCTTGTACTCGTGTACCTTGTTTAAAGTTTATTCGTCGACCTTCATCCGAAGTTTGAATTAATGCTCTACTAAGATTTCCAGGATTTTCCTCGTTTTCTACAAATGCCGGTTTACCAAAAAACTGTGTTCCTTCATCTAAGAAACTTTTTACAATTTTACTTTTGCCAATAGCATTAACGTTTTCTTCTTTTTCAGCTGATTCTCTAATAGATTCTCCTAACTGACTTCGACGAACAACAATGCCTAAAATTTTACTAACTTCAGCATCAAAATCTTCTGGTACATCGCCGCCAGTCGTACCTGTTAATTGATCAAATAATTCTTGATTTCTTTCTTCAGATGATGCATTACCGCTTGCACTGCCGTTTGCCGGAGTGCTTGATGTAGTTGCACCTTGATTAGACTCAGTTTGTTCTGCTCCTGGAGATGTTGCTGAAGCTAATTCTTTAGGAAACATAATAACATATTCGTCTGCAACTTTTTTGTTACCTGCTTGAACTTGTTCTTGCTCTCTTGTATTAAGTATTGTTGATAAACTTTCAGGTCCTGTTTGTAAAAGCTCAAGGAGTGTTGTTCCTTTTATATCAGTATCATTAGGAGTTTGCTGTCTTTCGTCAGTAAGTGCTTGCTCATGCCAAGGTATAGCAGTAACTTCGTAGTTACTTCCGTTTTCGTCAACATCAAATGTTACGTTAGAAAATTTAAGAGGAAACATTCGGCGAGAACGAGAGTCGTTTACAGGTCTTCCATTATCGTCCCAGCCAATAAATTCAATTTGTAAAAGGTATGGTGCATCTAAGTAATTTTTGTATCCGCCTTGGATTGCCGCGGAATGCATTGCTTTTAAAAATTGACCCATTGAATAAGGTTCCATTACTCTAAAACTAATATTAGTAGCATTTGTTTGTTTAGTTTTTGGATTAGGAGCTATTAAGCAACCAATTTCAACATCATCAATAAAGTATTCACCTGTAATTCCTGCTGCCTTTTCTAAAGGTGTTTTAACTTGATTTCCTCCAGTACCGCCAGATTTTAAAATAACAATGCTTGGGCCTCTTTTTCTATAAGTTAAATCTGGGTTATTAACTTCTGCTGTAGACAAAACTCCTAATGTAAAAATATTATTATAACTTGCAAATCTGCTCAAAGGATTTTTTTGTATTCCGCCGCCAAACGCTATCCCAGAACCGCTTAATAGTCCACTTACTATATTTCCAAATTCGCCGCCAATAGCATTTCCTAAGGCTGCTCCTGGATTTTTAACTACATCTCCAAGTCTATCTAAAGATTTAATTGCACCTTTAACGTCTGCCATAGGTCCCGAAAGTGCTTGTCCTAAACCATCAAGAGTAATATTAGCCGATTGAACAACTGGCTGAGCCAATGCTTCACTTAGGCCGCCTTGCTCGGCTACGTCTTCTGAATCTATCCCTGCGAGTCTTAAACGTTCTTGTTGATTTTGAGGTTCGGGCATATTAAACTCCGAATTCTGTTATTAGATTTGATTTTTTAGGTAGATAAATTTTTGTACCTGCAATAAAGTCATACACTGGATCTTTAAGAACATCCATATTTCTTTGAGCAAATACCCACCACAGATTACGATCATCATATAAGTCGTATGCTAATAGATCTGGTCTATATGTATACTGCGGACCAATTTCATATTCGATGTCATCTGATTCAGACGGAACTGGTCTAATGCTTAATATGCCAAGATATTGTCCGCTTATTTCTCTTGTATCTTTCCAAGGACTTGATTCTGAATATTTTGCCATTATAAGTATCCTTGTCCTGTTCCAATGTAGCCGCCGTCAACAAATTTATCAAGACTAAATTTATTAACTTTATCTCTGCTGTATTGTGGAACAAGAGCTACTGCAATTTCTGATCTGGTTGGAGCATATGCTTCGCCTGCCATTCTGGTTGGAATATAATCTACATCGTTAGGTAATGTTACGTTAAAGTTTTGTACAACAACCGGAATATTATTAAACACAAAAGAACCGTATCCGTTTAATTTTAGTACTGGAGGTGGTGAGCCTTTGTTAGAACTTTCACCATATGCCATTTTTGTTACAGATCTTAAATAGTGAATTGCGGCAACCCAATATTCTGCTTCTTTTGCATTTTCAACTGTAAAATCTCCTGTAATTGTAAACTGATCCACTTGTGATCCAGAATAAATGTGGAAGGGATAATTACTATGAGTCGGTTGCAATTGGTTATAATTTGCACTATGAGTAACAAACACGCTCGGAGTATATGGAAAAACTAAGCCGTTGGTTTCAAGTAAAGGATTTAAAACATTACTACTTTTAAATGTTCCTGTTGGAGGTAAAGACAGTCTTACACGCCAGTCACCTTTTGAATTTTGATCAAACGCTCGTGCTACTGAAAAATTATTGTCTTGAGGCTCGGCGCCGTCTAAGATACCAACCATTCTTAGTGCGCGGCCAAAATTGGTGTCTTCAATTTCACGCTTTATGTTATTTGTTATGTTGTTACCAACTTTTTGAACTACGTTTTCTAAAAATGACATTTTTTTCTTCTCCTGTGTTATTATTTAGTTGACTTTTTAATGTACGTATATTATAATATACGAGTATTATGGAGAAATTATGAGAAAAATAAACTATTTGAACAACAAAGACCTCTTAGCTGAGATACACAAATCTAAGAGCTCATTTTGCAGTTTTGTTGATCCTGATTATCATCAATTTGATATTATTTTAGACGATGTTAAAAAAATTAACATTAGAACTATTGCAGAAGCAAAAAGAAACAAAGCAAAAAGACTTTCACAAGCAGATTATGCAACCAGAAAAGCCAATGGCGAAAAAGTAAAACAAGCAGATTGTGAAATTCCATACACAAAGATTACAAAAGAAGAGCTAATCTTCCGTATTATGACGTTTGACCATATTCCAGATGAGCCAGGACGTAAAAAGAATCCAAAAACCGTTGCAGACACCAAAGTAAAACTAAATTTTCCGCCTTTTCAACACTATAAATTTAATGAAGAAGGAGAATTAGTGCTTGTAGGAAAAAGTCACTGGGAAGGCGGCATGGAAAATGGAGCATTTAATCCAAAAGCAGGTAAAGCAACTAATGAACTTGCAAAAATGTGGATGAAACTGTGTGAAAGATACGCAACACGAGGAAATGTGAGAGGATATACCTATAATGACGAAATGCGAGGACAAGCAATACTACAACTTGCTCAAATCGGTTTGCAATTTGATGAATCTAAATCAAACAACCCGTTTGCTTACTACACAGCGGCAGTTACAAACTCATTTGTACGTATTATCAACATTGAAAAACGCAATCAAAACATTAGAGACGACATCCTTGAAATGAATGACTTATCTCCAAGTTATACAAGACAACATCAAGGCGAATGGGAAGCCGCAATGAAGCGAGAAAAAGAAGGCAAGTAATTTATGGTTGACTTCTTAACAAAAAGACTTTAAAATACAATAACTTAGTACGGAGAATAAATTTTGTTTAAAAAAGCGGCTGTCTTTACAGATATACATTTTGGTTTAAAAGGTAACAGTAGAGCACACAACGACGATTGCGAAGAATTTATAGATTGGTTTATTGAACAAGCAAAAGCAAACGATTGCGAGACCGCTATCTTTTGCGGTGACTGGCATCACAATCGTAATTCGCTTAACCTAACAACTATGGATGCTACTATTCGTAGTTTAGAAAAGTTAGGCAAAGCATTTGACAATTTTTATATGTTTGTAGGCAATCACGATTTGTACTACAAAGACAAACGTGATGTAAGTTCAACTATATTTGGCAAACACATCGAAGGTGTTACTTTTGTAGATGAAATCTACGAAGAAGATGATGTAGCACTTGTTCCGTGGCTTGTAGGCGACGAATGGAAGAAAATTGAAAACATTAAAGCCAAATATATGTTTGGTCATTTTGAACTTCCAAGTTTTTATATGAATGCTATGGTGCAAATGCCAGACCACGGTGATCTACGCCCGCAACATTTTAAAAATCAAGAGTATGTGTTTAGTGGTCACTTCCACAAGCGACAGGTGCAAGGTAAAATTCATTACATTGGTAACGCATTTCCACACAACTATGCAGATGCATGGGATGACGAACGCGGAATGATGATCCTTGACAAAGAAAATGGCAAAGAACCCGAGTATATCAACTGGTGGAACTGTCCTAAGTATCGTACAACTACACTAAGCAAGTTACTTGATCCAGAAAGTGACATTATTAAACCTAAAATGTACCTTCGAGTTACACTTGACTTACCTATTAGTTACGAAGAAGCACAGTTTATTAAAGAAACATACATTAGTAAGCATAACTGTCGTGAAATTACACTAATTCCGCAAAAACAAATTGAAGAAATTTCTACAGACTTAGATATTACACAGTTTGAAAGTGTAGATGAAATTGTATCCAAAGAAATTGCCGCAATCGACAGCGACAACTTCAATAAAAAAATGCTATTGGACATTTATAACGAATTATGATTAAAATTAAAGATTTAACAGTAAAAAACTTTATGAGTGTGGGCAATCAAACCCAGGCTGTAGACTTTAACAAAGAAAAACTGACCTTAGTGCTTGGTGAAAATCTCGATCAAGGAGGTGACGACTCAGGCTCACGAAACGGTACAGGTAAAACTACGATAATTAACGCATTATCCTACGCCTTGTACGGCCAAGCACTAACAAACATCAAGCGAAACAATCTTATCAACAAGACAAATTCTAAAGGTATGGTTGTTTCGCTTGATTTTGAAAAAGACGGTAGTGAATATCGGATTGAAAGAGGCAGATCTCCTACTTTCTTTAAATTTTATATCAATAACGAAGAACAAGTAGAAGACGAATCGCAAGGCGATAGTCGCAAAACGCAAGAATACTTAAATGACTTGTTAGGTATGTCGCACGATATGTTTAAACACATCGTTGCACTTAATACATACTCAGAACCGTTCTTATCAATGCGTCAAAATGATCAACGTGCTATTATTGAGCAGTTGCTTGGTATTACTATCTTATCTGAAAAGGCAGAATCATTAAAAGATCAAGTTCGTCAGACTAAAGATCAAATTACAGAAGAAACTGTTAAGATTGAAGCAGTACAAAATGCTAATTCACATATTGAAGATACAATTAAAAGTTTAAAAACCAAACAAAGTGCTTGGAATACTAAAAAACAGCAAGATCTAAGCAAATTACAGCAAGCAGTTGACGAATTAGAGCATTTAGACATTGATCAAGAGCTCGAATTACATGAAAAATTACAAAATTGGTCTGAATTAGACAAGGCAAAGACTGCACTAAACAAAGAAAAAAGTACTTTAGACTCTGCACTTATACAAGCCGATAAACGTGTAACCAAGGTAGAAAAAGATGTTTTAGAGCTCGATAATGCAATGTGTTATGCATGTAATCAACCGTTACATGAAGATAAAAAGCAAGAAATTCTATTAGAAAAGGCCAAAGAATTAGAAGAAGCAATGGCTTATCAAGCCGACATTAACGGTAAATTAGAAGAAGTGTTAAAAGGACTTGATAATATTGGCGAGTTAGATGTTAAACCAGTTACATTTTATGACACAGCTAAAGAAGCATATGAACATAGAAACAATGTTGAGAACTTAAAACAAACACTTAACAACAAAAAAGACGAGGAAGATCCATATCAATCACAAATTGATGATTTAAAAAATGAAGCACTTCAAGAAATTAATTGGACTCCAGTTAATGAGCTTACCAATCTTAAAGATCACCAAGAATTCTTATTAAAACTACTTACGAACAAAGATAGTTTTATTCGTAAGAAAATTATTGAGCAAAATCTTGCATATCTTAACAACAGACTTACATATTATCTCGATAAATTAGGTTTGCCGCATCAAGTTGTGTTCCAAAATGACTTAGCTGTTGAAATTACACAATTAGGTCAAGATTTAGACTTTGATAACTTGTCACGAGGCGAACGTAACAGACTTATTTTAGGTTTAAGTTTTGCATTCCGCGATGTTTGGGAAAGTCTATATCAAAATATCAACTTGCTATTCATTGACGAGTTGATTGATAGTGGTATGGATACAGCAGGTGTTGAAAACTCGCTTGGTGTACTTAAGAAAATGACTCGAGAAAGAGATAAAAATGTATATCTTATTTCTCACAAAGACGAACTTATTGGTCGTGTTAATCATATTTTAAAAGTTGTTAAAGAAAATGGGTTTACAAGTTATGAAAACGACATAGAAGTAGTAGAATGATAGATGACGATACACATGACAAATTAACTAAGGCTTATTTAGAATATTATAAGGCAAACGAGGCATTTGAATCTCGCAAGTCTCATAGAACACACGCCGCCAGTAGACGTTGGTTGCGAAAAATTCGTGAACTTGCACATCAGCGCATGTCTGAGATACACAACGATTATAATGCCAAGAAAGAGGCTAACAAAAAAAGTAAAAAATAAGTATCACTATGCAGTGGACTTATGAAGGCAAAGTAATAGAAACTATACCAGATGAATACGAAGGCTTTGTATATCTCATAACCAATCTTACCACTGGGCAAAAATACATAGGCAAAAAATTAGCCAAATTTAAAACAACAAAGCCACCACTCAAAGGCAAAAAAAATAAACGTAGAGGCTACAAAGAGTCAGACTGGAAAACCTATTGGGGTTCATCCGATAGATTAAACGCAGACGTAGCAAAGTTAGGCGAAGAAAATTTCACAAGAGAAATCCTATACCTATGTAAAGGCAGGGGCGAAATGTCCTACATTGAGGCAAGAGAGCAATTTGACCGCCGTGTATTAGAAACAGATGATTATTATAACGGTATTATTAACGTAAGAGTTGGCGGATCAGACAAATTAAAACAAGCTCTATTAGAACATAGCATTAAGGCAAAACAATCCAACACATAAGGTTAGCGGGCCAGTTTAGAAATACCGCTGTGGAAAAAGCATCCGTATAGGAGCACACGTAACATGCTGAGCGGCATCCGGTAGTAGGGTGTTTGATTG